GAACTGTTTACCATTTCGGCTAACTTATAATATAATTCGGCTTTGATGTTAAAGTATTCGGGATGTATCGCTGCCTGCCCTGAGTGTAAAGGAACTGATCCGCGCAAATATTCTTTAATGTTCTTACCTAATCCATCGGCATCGAATACTATGTTGGACCGTGGAACTTGCCATTTGTTACTCATCCGGTCAAACTCCTTTATTAATGGGGTGTAATCCACAACCGTGGTAGTAACACCATTTACCATTTTTTCAACTGGTTTACTGATATTGTTTACTGCTATTATTTCTTTAAGCCTCAACCCACTCCAAACGCAAACTACAAATTTATCGTTAGTAATAGCAATGTCCGCGCTCATTACCATTTTGCCATCATCGACAAAGGTGTTAGTAAATATGTCGCTTATCTTATCGAATGAAATTAGGGCGTTGTCTTCGTCATCGTAATCCCATATACCCATTAAAAGCCTTTGCCTATCCCTTTTATCTTTTATGCCGTCTAATGTTTCATGGTATTGTTTTGGCAAATAGTGATTATCTTTTGCAAACGCTTGAATATATTTTTTATCGGGGGTTATTGTTTTTATGAAATCCCTATACATCCAATTCTTTTTAGGGTTGGCTGTTATCAATAACTTGAATGGTAAATTGTATTGTTCATTCTTACACCTTCCAATAGATAATTTTAAATTCTGATAGGCATTTTCATTTATTTCTCCAGCCTCTTCCAAAAACCCGCCTGTATTTTGCATTGAGCCAAACCTTTCAAACATTGGATCACTTGGTAAGTGCGAAGCGGAAACAAATATAATGCGGCTCCCATTGTTAAAGGTAAATATATTATCTTGACCATTAAACTTAAAAGTATCGTAACTGACACCCATTAATTTAATTACCTCAAATAAAGTAGGTATTGTATGTTTCCTAAGGTCTGTAAGGTTTTCACGCGCTATAAACCATGAAGTTTCCGGATATAGATAAGCGGATGTAGCCACCCAGAAGCAACCTAAAAAAGACTTTCCTCCACCTTTAACTCACGCCCCGCCATACAAGACTTCTCGTATGGCGGGTTCATTTATTAAGTAGTGTAAGGCTTCCCCTTGTTTGGGGTGCATTTTAATCAATGCTTCCATTCTAATTCTATTTGTTTAACTGCATTATTATACAATATACTTGCTTCTATTTCAGATTTACAATAACCTAATTTTATGCTTTTACCATTTATTTTTATTTGTGGTATCCACGCTTTTCTGTCTTTCCGATACCATACTCCAGTATATTTTGATGTTGTTTTTGTTTTGTCTTTTGAGTATGAATTATTATACCTTGCAGATACTATTTCCAAGTTACTCAAATCATTGTTTAATTTATTTTCATCAATATGATTTATAACTGATGTTTTTATGTTTGGAATATAATCCATAAACACCTCGCATAATAACCTATGTATTTTTCGAGTATGTGCTTTATTGTTTTTATACAACTTCACGTAATAATACCCAGTTGTTCCAATGTTTTGCACTAAAATACATTTTTTTGATTTAACTAAACCAGTATTCGAAATCTGATAAAGCCCTTCAAATCCTTTTACTTCTTTCCAAATTGTTTCCATAATTTACGCTTTTAAATGAACGCTCTTATGTGGGCGGGGGAGCGTTAACCCCTTTTCGCTGGGTAATTACTTCCAGCTAAGCCCAACACAAAGATAGTAAATATTTTGTTAATCGGTGCTTTTATCGTGTTCTATTATTACCCTGAATGAAGTCGGATTGCTTATTTTTTCACCGTCTGTGGTAATATCCTGGTAAATTTGTGGTTTGCCTTCTGTCCTATCTTGTAATTCTTTCCGCTCTGGTAATTCTTGTTTAGAGTTTTTTACTGAATTATAAGCTATTTCGGCAGCTATTGTTTCGGGTTTGAATTTATTAAAGTCATCTATTGATAATCGAATTAAGTAATTTTGCCAATATGAAATAGAAGTTTCTTTGCTCCATCTTCCATTAGCTTTGTTTTGTGGATTATCACCAAAACCGCCCTTTCCTTCAGGGTTTGTTGTTTCTCCCTTTTTAAATACCATTATTACTTACTTTCAAGTAATTAATTCCACATTTCAATAGGGTAATAAACTTCATCTTCATCAACTTCAATAAATGCGTTTTCTATCACTAAGATATTCGGCATCGGAATGACTTCCAAGAATGTACCAATAGCAAGTATTATTTTTTCTTCGGTTGTCATGGTACAAAGTTAAACCTTTTTTTTGAATAATTGAATTATTTCTTTTAGGTTGATTAATATTAATAGTATAATTGATATAGAAAAGAATAAAATCGGCAGCTTATAGGTATGATAAATTTCTATCATGTTTAATATTTTAATATAATAAGTATTTCATTTGATTTAAAATCATCCCATCCCATTGTAATTTCAATTGATTCACTTTCATATTTTTTAAATATTTTTTTAACGTGATATTTAATCCGTTTCTTAATATAGGAACTGGATATGTTTTTTATTTTAAATATTTTAATATTTTTCATAAGTGTGATAAATTTCTATCATAACAGTTAGTATAAATTTTCATATCTGAATCAATCCTTAGTCGGTCGGTTTTTTTTTCAGTTTCTATGGTGCAAAGTTTTTTTACATTTGAACCGCCGAAGTAGTTAGTTTCTATCTCATCAACATCAACCCTAAAAAACTCATTCATTATTTTATAGTTAGTTTTGAATATTTCTAAATCCATATCTTTATGATAGGTAGCCTGAAATTTCAAATTAGGACTTGATTCGATACGCATAAACGAGGCAATGCTTGTAAGGTTGGTAAATATAGTAATAAAATAACCGCGTTTAATGAGTTGGTTAGTGAGGTGATCAATTAAAGGATAAATACCAGGTTCGCCACCCGTTAAAAATATCTCTTTTATCTTGACCGGGAAAGTATCAATGTAGTTTAGCCACTCATTCGCTTTATATATTAGGGTGTCGTGCGGTGTTTTGGTCCCGAAGTTCTTTAATGAGCAATAAGAACAGTTGAGCGTACACTTGTATAAAAGCGATATTGAAACACTGATACCACGTTTGAATAATTGGCGTTTTTGGTATTTAATTAAGTAATCCATCTGCTATTTTTAATATTGTTTTTACTGTCGGTCTGTATAGATTTATGCTTTCTTCATGCATACACCGGTTTAACGATTCGGTTTTGTTCCATATAACTATCGAAGGAGTTTTGCACATCCAAGCAACGTGAGTTAATCCGGCATCGCATCCGATATAAAGTCGGGCCGATTGTATTTGGTGGCATGTTTCTTCAAAGGTTACATCTTCAGCCGGGACCAAATGATTATATCTGTTTCGTTCTTCATACGTACCTACTAAAATAACTTTGTTTCTTTCTGTTAATGCTCGGATCAGTAATCCCATATGTGGATATTCCCTTTCTCGGTCAACCGTTGCCCCGCATTGAATAGCTATGTAATCTCCTTTTTTATTATTGAATTTGTGTTCAAATTTACCATCGAAATAGAATCTTAAAGCCAACATTAAATTAAATTCAGTTTCGTTGTCGTTATCATCGCATGGAAATGTTAAATTAAATATTCCGGCCCATTTGTTTTGAGGTTTATAATCGTGTCCTATCCTGTTTGGAATGTTTAACTGGATTATCTCTTTTATGTTGGCTTTTGTTTGGTTTAGGAAATTACAATAAACATAGTCGTAATGGCTAAAATAAGGTTTATCAAATACTCCCTTACCTAATACTTCTCGGCATAACCATTTTATTTCTGGATTATTGGTTATAATGTCGCATTGATGTTTTTCAATCAATATTTTTAGTGTTGGCAAATACTCTATAAAATTGCCTATTCCCATATTGTTGCAAAATATAAGTGCGTTGTTTCCTTTCTCCTTTGCTGTTTTAAACCTGAAATATGCTAAAGTCAGGATAAATAAACGGTTTAGTTTTTCGAGTAGTTTCATATTAGCTAAAATTTATAAAATCAACACCATGTTCTTTTGTTTTCTCAACCGCTTTCCATTTTTCGGCTCTTACAACTCGGATGTATAAATATGCAAACAAGGATAAGTTTAAGAGGCAAATAGCCCCGATAATGATTAGTGCTATCATAGTTATTTATTTTTTAATTTACTTAATCGTGCGATTATTAAACAGATTATTCCTAATATTATTAAAGTCATGGGTTATTTTTTATCCGGTAATCCACACCATTTTGGAAAATACAAATCAGTGAATAGTATTTGTAATTCATCTTTTTTGAATATTCGGCCTCCAGTTTGTTTGAATTTATTATGTGAACAATATATAAAGCCATTCACTTCTTTATTAAGTGGGCATTCAACACAACTTTTTACCTTTATTATTTTCATGGGTTCGTAAATACAAAGATTAAAAACCTTACTGTAATCGCTATAATGGTTAACAGAATAGTAAACCAAAACATTTCTTTAATTAGTTCTTTGTAGTTCATTTGTTTCAATGTTATAGTTCAACTTACTCGCCTCCCTAATAAGAAACTCCCTAATAACGCAGCTCTTTTGCGATTCGTAAAGTTCTTTTAAATAGGCTATTCTTTGATGTCTTATTTTTTCTGATTCGTTCATAAAGTTACAAAATTAATTTTATTTAAGTGCTTTTAAACGTTTATTATACTGCTATAATTAAAATGTTAAATAGGATATTTAATTAATTGATTCATAATATTTTAAGTGTGTAGTGGGGATATACGTATGTTAGCCCTTATAATGGCGAAGTATGCCTTTTTGTAAATATTCCGCTATTCTTTCAGGCTGTTTAATTCTATCGGTAGCAATCGGAATCCAATCGTTTATTTCAAATGGTGTTCCTTCATCAGTAATTTTAAGTTCATATTCATAATTACAAGGGCTAACCTTAAATAAACCCAATGCTTCCACGTTTTCGCTAGTTGGCTTTTGGCTCTCGCACAACTTTGCATAACCTTCCATTAATCTAAAAATGTTTTGATAAAATGGTTGGTTATAGTCAGGGTATTCATTTTCTGTTATGTCATTAGTCCACCCTTGTTTTCTTAATCTTTCGTAGTAATCTTTTGCTTTTTCCATCGCACTATTAGTTTTTAAGTTTTCGTTTCACGTTTGTAAATTCGTTGCACTGGGTTTATTTTTATCGTTAGCAACCAGTTAAAGAAGCTCGTCAATTTGCTCACTGGTTAAACCAACGCCATCGTCTCCGTAATTTTTTGATGATATGTTTAATATTGAATTACTATTACTCTTACCATCACATTTTAAACACCTCATTTCTGCCGATTGTCCAGCAAATGTTACTGTAATATATCCGTAATCATTACAACCATCACAAATAACCGAGTTGCTAACAACAGGTTTAACCAATAAAGGTTTCCTGCGTATGCGGTCGTATATCTTTCTAATTAAGTTCATTGTATTTTGATTTATTTGTTTTTCAAATTCCTTTACTGGTCAAACCTGCAACCGTTATACAATAGTTTATGTACATTCACCAATTACCATATTATCACTTCGTTTGCTCAAAAATCTTGTTTCCATTTTAGTTAATAAAAACACGTTACTCATAATTGTACTTGCCGCACTTGCTGAGTATTCTTCTGTGAAAGTCTGCCATTTATTATCTACAAATATTTGAACAATATAGTTGGCATCTTCATTTACTATCATTAAATCCATATCTAAATTTATTAAGTTTAAAAACCATTGTATAACAATGTATAAAGTGCAGGCTGGGCAGTTCTGTAATTGAACCGATCACCTTTTATTTAACGTGGTAGGCAATAATAAATCCATTTCTACAATTACCAGCCCGACACCTTATACAAACCGTTATAGGTTATTTAATTCAGATTTAACCTTTCGCCAATAATCCTTCATGCTTCCCTGAGTTGGTAAATATGGGCTTGCTTTTATTATTTCATCAACTGTAATTAAAGCGCAGTTTTTTGCATGCTCCATAATGTCTTTTCCAGTTTGCTTATCCAAAATGGGCATTATTTGTATAAATGAACCCATTAACTCTTCTGCATTTTCTTTAGGTGTCATAATTTATTACTTATGTTAATTAATATTTCTACATCTTTAAGGGTAACGTAAATATACAATGCGTAAATTTGCCCAGCGGTTAAATCATGTAACCGTAATTCACCGTATTTATTTATGTATTCACTCATGTTTTTATCTTTCCAATCCAATAGGTAGTATTTAATTCGGCTTGGTATTTTATCTAAAACCGTTTCTTTCTCCATTTTGCATGTTTTAATTTAATAATAAACAACCTATAACCAAGTATATAAAAAATAGGGGCTTCGGTTTTAAGCGAGACTTACCGCCACTATTAAAGGGATTTCAACTTTTCGGAAACCGAACCACTATCATGCCCTACTTTTCATATACAAATCGTTATACGCAATTAAACTACCATTGCATTAATGTAGTCAGTTGCTAAAACTCTCATTATTTTGTTGAAATCGGAATCATTCAATTCGTCTTTTAACCTTTTGATTATGTTTTTAGCTATTTCAGCTTCTTCATTTATTTTTACATCAACATCAAATTCATCTTCTGTTGGTGAATATCTTCCAGTGCTTCTCATTTTTATTATTTTTAAAGTTTATAATTAAAAGCGTATAACCCAGTATATAAGCCATAAAACGCACTATCCAACGCACTGCCAAATTTTACGGCTCATATACTCATCGTTATACGCAATTTGAATGACTTATCATACCTTATCAGTTATAATTGTACTTAATGAATGATATATCATACTAATCTTTATTTTGGCACTTATTCAATTTTACTGACGTTTTATATTGCTAATTTAAACAATTAATCAATACGTTTTTTATGTTATTGAACATCTAACTACCCACTCCTGCAAATTTGCCATCCTTAAAACCATTTCCTTATAAAGTTCATAATCTTTATCCTTTAGCCATTGGGTGCGATTTGACCAGCTTTGTACTACTTGTTGCAAAGTCGCATCTTTACGGCTGTATAAAATAGTTCTAATGGCTTCGTAATCGTTTTTGTATTTAGGTATCGTTTCCATTAAATTATTCATTGTTCTGTTGTTGCTTAATATGGTGGCATGATCATAACCCGTAATTAATCCAACAGCTTCAAGTGAATAGTAATCCCTTAAAATACGTTGCAACATTTGCCGCTTTTCCATTATATCCCTTTTACGGGTTCGGCTTAATAATAGATTTTTATCTATGTCGTAGTATTTACAAACTGCTTTTATAATTGTTTTTTCGTTCATTCCAATTTACCTTTAAAGTGAGTTATTATTATTTCATACTTCGCCCGGTAATAATCTGCAAATACTTTGTAACCTTCATTCTTTTGCTCCCAGTTCCTAAATAGAACACCTCTGAATTGTTGGCTGGGTGTTTTACTTCCATCCTCTATTGAATCGGTTTTTAATTGCTCTAATAGTTCTTTATCATCGGTTGTAAAAGGTTCGTTCTTAAAAGCTAAATAACCGAAATCATTAATTGAACTCATTAAAGCACTGGATTGGTCCGGTGTTAATTCGTTGGTATCGAAAGTCAATGCAAATGTTTTGTCTTTTCGGCTTCTTATTCCGCTAAGTATGGCCGGAAGTATTACGGTTGTTTTCATTTTTGTTTTATTTCTTTTATTAATTCTAAATAATCATTTTTAGTAAGCTTTACACTTGAGTGCCTTTTGTTTTTTAACTCTTCCATTGCATCGGTTCCTATTTCATTTTCCAACCGTTCACCAAAAATAATAGTATTTCCGGATAGGTTTATATTACAATGGTAACATTGTGGCCTTACATTATTTTCATCAAAATAAAGACCAGGATAACCCTTTTTAGTATAGTAGTGGCCACCTTGACAATTCGATGTTCCTATTTTAATAATCGCATCGCACGTATAGCATCTGCATGTATCTTCATCAATAGCATATTTTCTTTTTATATAAAGGCTAAAATGCTTCCAATACTCTGCTTTTAATTTCGTTAATGTGGGTGGTTTTTTCATTGCTTTTTATAATTACAATCCATAACCCTATTTAATTGCACGTTCAAATTTTCTTTTAACAGTTCCTCAATATCATACCCATTGTGAATCATCCAGTTTGATAAAACACAAATTAAATCCATTGCCTCTGCTGGATCACCTTTTGAATCAGCCCACTCGCATAGTTCTTCTTCGGCTTTGTTTAAAAACTCGTGAAAGGCGGTTTCGGGGGTTATTAGCCCCCGGAGTTTAATTGCCTCGTAATGTGATAAAAATAAGTTTTTCATAATTAAAATAATGTTGGATAAGTTTTATTTAATTCCGTTTTAGCGTATCCCATTTCTTTTATCTCTTTTTTTATTAATTTGTTTTGTTCAATCCATTTTGATGCGGCCTTATAAAAATTCAATTTAATTTCAAAACCATGCGATTTACGGCCTAAATTTTCGGCAGCTATTAAAGTGCTTCCACTTCCAGCAACCGGATCAATTACCACATCGCCGGGGTCGGTAAAAATTGAAATCAATGTTTCCAAAAGTTTTACGGGCTTTTGAGTTGGGTGTAGTTTTTCGTTTTCGTTATCCCTTGGCCAGTCCATGCAATTAAAAATCATTTTACCGTTATTATTAAACTTTGGAAGCCTATCACGGTATAAAACTAATCCATACTCACAATTACCAACTATTTTCATATTGGCTTTTAATACTTGAGCTGAAAAGTTTTTACGGAAAACTAAATTTATATAACGATTTAAGCCGTATTTTTTAGCCAAATCAATGTAATATTGTTGGGCATCGAAAGCACAAAATAAAACCATACAAGGAGCATCTCCTTTTTGCTTTCCTTCGCCTTCTACTTTTACAACTTTTTTTTCAGATTTTAACATAGTACTACAAAAGTGCATAAATTCAGCCGGCCTAAAATCATTGTCAGTATCAAAAAAACTTTTATTTGCTTTTTCGCTTTCCCCATTTGAATTATCCCCATCAATATACCATGCTGGATTAGAGGCATAAGCATTGTTTCCTAAATTATATGGCACATCTGCAATTATCAATTGTGCTTTTGGTAGTTGGTAAACTTTGAAGTTTTGAAAGTGGTCGTGTATTAACATAGCGTTTAGTTTTTATCAAATTTAATTTTAATAATTGGTTTTTAATATTTTTGCTGTGTGTTAAAAAGCATCAAAATGGAACTTCTTTTTCGTAAAAATTTGCATTTGGTGTTTCAATTTCTTTTTGAATGTGTACTTCATTACAAACCCAATTTGAACTATCGATATTTAAATGGCCTAATTGATTTGGGTTTTCATTTTGGATTAAATAATTATCATACCTTCCATTTGTTTTATTCCATTTCAAATAAATCCATTTATTATTTTCTCCCAAATGTGAATATTTAACCTTTAAAACCTTAATTTTTACAACATCGTGTTCATAATCGCGATGCACTAATATTCCGTGTGGTGACATATCGTAAAACTCGCCACCCCCTTTTATATCGTAAAAATTAGGCTCGTATGCTTTACCTTCTCCCATTGTTGGCTTTCTTGGATGTGCAACCAATATAATTAAAATATCATGCTTTCGCGCGAATTCATCGAGCTTTAAAAGATAGTCAGCTGTATATTCGTTTATGTTTTTGTTTTGCGATTCCTTTAATCTTACTTTGTTGTATGGATCGATAACCAGGCATTTAATTCCATACTTAAAAATAAGGCTCCTTGCTTTACTTAAAACAGATTCCAAATCATAGCACCCATCCAAATCAATAAACTTAAAATTGTAATCAATTATATCAGTTGCTAATTTATACCAATCAGTTCTAATTTGTTCGCTTGTATTAATCCATTGGCCGCAAATCTTTGAAATCAATTTACCGGCATGTATTTTATTTGGTTTATTTTCAGGACTTGCAAAGGCTGTTTTCCATGCATAAAGTTTATTATAACCTAAAGCCATCATATCAACAAAATCACTTTTCCCGCTGGATGGTATCCCGGTTACTACTATTGTTTGGCCTGTATAAGTTGAAAATATTTCATCAAAGCTATCGATATTTATTTTATAGCCTTGTTTCATTCCATTCAAAAGATAATCTTCAAATTCTTCTTTCCAATCATACAATGAAGATACACCTTCAATTGGAACTTGGGATTTGCCATCATTGATTATGATGAATCCAATTTTGAGGTAAACAATTTTAAGATTATTAATAATAAAGTTTATAGGACGTAAGTTGTCCGATATTTTAGGACAACTG